CCGCGTCCGGCGTGCGCAGGTAGCGGTAGAGCGACGTCTGGCCGGGCCCCCCGAACGCCTCGTCCAGGCGGTCCAGGAGGTCCCGCCGCTCGGCGGCGAAGGTCTCGATCAGCAGGTTCATGCCGCCGCCTTGGCCGTGAGGAGCCCGACGTACGAGCGCAGGAGCGCCGGGTCGTGCGGCTTGCGCTCCATCAGGAGCACGCGCGTGTACGAGTCCAGGCACTGGCGCAGGTGCTCGGGGTCGACTCCCCACTGGGGGGCGAACCGATCGACCGCCGTCCAGGCGTCCTCCAGTGCGAAGTCCGCCGTGCTCGTGGTCGTGGTCACGTACATGTACGTGTCGGCCGCGCTCACGCCAGGGACCTTCGACTGGAACTTGTTCCGCAGGCGGTTGCCAGCCCGCTCCAGGGCACGGAAGACCAGCACCTCGGCGCCCGCGAGGAGCGCGGCGCTCACGTCCTCCGGCGTGCCGGTGCGCGGGTGATCCTCCAGGCTCGGGGTGTCGGGCGCCTGGCGCGGGGAGTCGTCCTGCCCGGCCTCGCTCGTCGCCTCGCGGACGTTGAGCGCGACGCCGAGCGCCTCCAGCGCCGCCTGCACCTGCTCCGGGGTGTTCGACCCGGTGGCGACCTTCATCGTGAGCCAGAACGCACGCTGCACGTCGGTCGGCAGGTCGTCGACCGCGTGGAACCCGGTCTCGGTGAGGAGCGTCTCGTCCGACAGGACACCACGGTCCCAGAGTTCGAGCGCCTCCTGCGAGCGGTTCGGGCGCAGGCGCATCTCCGACGTGTCCACGCCGACGCCGTACGTCGCCGCCTCGGCCGGGTCCATGCCGTCCGCCTCCAGGAGCGGGCGCAGGTAGCCGATGGCGATGTCGTTCGCGATCTGGTTGAGGAGCGGCTCGGTGTGCGACTTGATCGCCGACTCGTCGATCTGCCACGCGGCCCAGTGGTTCGTCTCGCCCTGGCCGGTGAGGACCTCGGGCGGCATGTCCATGGACAGCGCGAGACGGCGGATCGCCTCCGTGCGGAGTTCGATCGCCTGGTTGTCCAGTTCGGACCAGAACGTGAGGTGGTGCGCCTTGTCGAGGAACTCCCCGTCGGCCGTGACGACGATGGGGACCAGGGCCCGCGCGTCGTCACGGTTGGCGATGGCCGCGCCCATGACCTCCTGGAGTTCCTTCACGAACTTCGAGGCCGAGCCGGACGAGGTGTTCGTGCCGTCCGCCGCCTGCTCGGACGAGACGCTGAACGCCATCTCCTTCGGCAGGAAGAGGATGCCCGCCGACGCCAGGCGGGAGTCGACCTGCGCCGCGACGTGCATGGTGAGGCGCTCGATCTCGGAGAGGATCGGCAGCGCGGCGCGCGAGGGCGACGTGGCCTGCTTGTCGTTGACGGGGTGCGGGCGCCAGATGCGGATGACGAGCGCGTCCTCCGGCAGCGTCTTCGAGCCGATCTTCCAGCCCTCGGCGGTCTGCTTCATCTTCGCGGAGGCGACGATGCGCCAGTCGTCGTACCCGTCGTCGTTCTGGACGCCGACGATGTAGCACTCGCCGGGCACGGTGTAGTGCACGCCGATCTGCCGGAGGCACTGGGCGCGCCCCTGCTCGTTGCCGAAGAACAGGTCCATGTAGTCGTCGGCGGGGCCGTTCTCCACCTTCTTCGGCCCATCGCCTGTGTCGACGGTGGCGTACAACTTGGCCCGGGAGAGCAGGTTCCCGACCCAGTTGCAGGCGTAGGCGTACTCGCCCACGGTGTCGTAGAAGTGCCAGGCGGCGTCCTGCCACCCGTCACCGCCACGCGCCATCTTCGCCGGGTCCGGCGCACCCTTCATGCGCTTCGCGCTGGCCACGAGAGCCTGCGTCGGAGCGGTCGCCTCGGTCGCGCGCGGTCGGCGCCCCACACGTGCCATCTGTTACTCCCCGTCCTTCACCACGATGATCGCCGCGATGTACGCGGCTGCGAGCCAGCCGTTGAAGAGCCACCAGGTCCAGTGGGTGTCGCTGAGGACCGCCCACGCGAGGATCGGGAGAGTGAGCCAGGGGGCCGCGCAGTACGGGCACGACACCAGCGCGTACCAGGGGCCCTCTCGCTCCTCCCCGTCCTCCCGGACCGACGTCTTCGAGTCCCACCAGTCACGAAGCGCGACCACCGGGGGCCACGTGTCGAGGACGAGGAGCCGGGTGAGTCGGGCAACAGAGAGGATGCCCACCACCACGGCGGCGATGATCTCGAAGATGTCTAGTGCGGTCACGACCACGATCGTACCGTCGGGCGTGTCGGACGAGCCCGGAATGTCGCCGACACGTCGTTGGGGCTCCGCATCCCACGGCGACCGGGGCTCGGGACGATGATGCCGCTGGCAGTGGCGATCTCGGACTCGCCGGTGTTGTCCGCCAGTTCGGTCAGCGCGTGCACGAGCGCGTCCACCCGGTCGGGGGAGTCGCCCTTGCCGGGCACCCACTCGGTCATCTGCTCCTCCAGGCCCTCCGAGACGGCGGCGAGGGTGAGCGCGTGGTGCACGAGGCCCTGCTCGTAGAGGGAGACGATCGGCTCGGCGCGGATCAACTTCCCTCGGCGGGAGTTGACCTCCTTGATGCGGACCGCCGCCTGCTCGTTGAGGAGCGTGGAGCGGACCATCTCCCCTCCGTAGTTGTTCTCCGCGATGATGGCGTCGGCCTGCCAGTGCTCGTACAGGTCGGTCGCCTTCTTGGCCCAGCCGGACGGCGTGTACTTCCCGGAGGCGTCCGCGAGGACGTACAGGTCGCGCCCGCGCTTGCCCGCCACGATGATGCCGGTCTCGTCGGACCGGGCCTTGCTCGTGCCTGCCGGGTCGATGCCCACCACGATGCGCTCGAACGTGGGGATCAGGTCCTCCAGGCGCTCGATCTGGGGGAGGCGGTGGGGGACGATCATGTCGAAGTTCCACAGGGCGCCCTCGACGTCGGCGAGCACCTCGCCGTGGAGTTCCTGGCGACCGATGCGCGTGCCCTCGTACCGCTGGATGACGGTGCGGCGGAAGTTCGGGTCCAGGTTGTCGAGGTTCGCGTACGTGGAGACGCGGACGACGCGCGTGAGCGGGTCGAGGATGAGCGCCTTCAGCCACTTGGTGGGGAGCGGGGTCGAGGTGCACAGGACCTTCGAGCCGCCGGGCACGCCGTCGAGGCGCAGACCCATGAGCAGGTTGTCCCAGACCTCCCCGATCTGCGCGATGTGGGCGGGCTCGTCGAGCCACGCGATGCCGTGCTGCGGGCCACGGAGCGAGTCCGGCTCCTCGCCGGAGTAGCCGAAGACCTTCGCCCCGTTGTGGAACGTGAACTCGCGCTTGGACGGGGACCACTCGTACGGCACCTGCGCGCGCTCGCACACCCTGATGAGCCCGGAGTCGCCCTCGACCATCGTCTGGCGGACGTCGGTGCCGCGTCGGCCGATCATGGCCGCGCGCTCGACCTTCTCGCTCATCTTGCGCAGCCACTCCGCGCCCGTGCGGGTCTTGCCCGCGCCGCGACCGGAGATGACGAGCCAGACGAACCAGTCCAGTCCGGGCGGGGGCCACTGGTCGGAGCGGGCGTGGGAGTAGGGGACACCCTCGTGGGCCTTCCCGTCGCACTCCCGGCCGCGCTGGCAGTACCAGACCTTCCGCCCGTCGCGCTGCTTCTGGAGCATGGCGAGCGCCTGCTCCTGGGCCTCAGGCGTCCAGCGCCGGAACTCCTCCGGGTCGAACGGCATGGGTGCCGTCGTCTTGCGTGCCATGTCAGTCCTTCCGCAGCGCCTTCCGCTGCTTCGCGTACGCCACGGCGCAGGCCGTGTGCCAGTACCCGCCGTACTGACGCACGGCGAAGGTGCCCACGGTGAGCCCGACCCGGCACCGTGGGCACTTCGCCTCGAAGCGCATCTTCATGTAGCCGAGGATACGGCTACTTGACCTTCCAGTCCCCGTACCCCTGCCCGTCGTCAACGGTCAGTCCGCGCTTCATGTGGACGCCGTTCGGGTTGTTCGGGTCGAGCGCCTCCCCGTGACGGAAGGGTGCGGGGAAGTTCCGCGTCACCTCGGTGAACTCGATGCCGAGGTCGTGGGAGATGAACGCGGCGATGGCCCGGCGGGCGTACCCGACGGACGACATGCCCCGCGAGGTGGCGGCGGCGCGGAGCATCGTGAGGAACGGGAGTTCGCACTCGATGAGCACCTGGCCCGGACGGTTCTTGCGCTTGCGCTTCTGCTTCTCCGTCTGGTCCGCGTAGTTCGTCGCCTTCACGCGGTCCTGCCACCCCGGGATGCTGCCGTCGGCGCTACCGGCGAGCCCCTCACCTCGCGGGGTGGGCACTAGGACACGATCCCTGCGCGCGCAGCGGACACCCGGGGGCCCACTGGCTTGATGGTGGTCCAGTGCTTGAACGACGCGACGGGCGACCCGTACTTGTCGATGAAGATCGCGGTGCCCTGGTCGTTCACCTTGAAGGTGTGCGCCTCGACCGTGGTGTCCTTGAACACGACCTTCTGCCCGTACGGCACCTCGGACCAGCGGATGCGGTACTTGTTCATCGGCTCGTCTCCACGTCGAAGGCGTACAGCCACTTGCCGC